GTCGTCTATGCGTTTATTTGGAAGTACGTTAATGATACAATATGGTATTTTGGCTTTAATCTGCTTCTCTTGATCCGCCCTACTCGGGTGACCCCAACTATCATGACTATGTACCACGCACTCTATTTTACCTTTACTTCCATATTCTATGATTTGTTCGTTAGGAATCCGAAAATCCACGTTTATATCTTCGGCGACGTTATCACATCTATGGTATACTCCATCGACTATCATACCACAGCATTCGGCTGGGTATACGTCTACGGCGTGTCGTTTGGCGTCTTCGATCGCCTCGCTTGAAAATATCATCCTAGTCCCTCCCACTATTATACTCTTATTTTAGCCGCGGCTGGAAAACCTCGAAAAGGTAAAGTCCCACGTTGTCCGAATCGTAATCTACAATCAGTTAATCTCTTACCACATACGTCATTGCCACTAGTAGTTACGTTACCGTCCTCGTCATAGTAATTGTGGCTGGGATTATCGCCGGCGTCGTATGGATCATACGGACAGGTATGGTTCGTAGCGTCCGTGGTAATATATACGTGCTGACAATAATCTCGTAGTATTAGTCTACCTGGTATTTTTTTGCCGTAGGCGGCTACTTCTGGTACTATTTCCCATTGTATTTGATACTTGTTATGTACCGCTTTTCTATGTACTATATATATTTCGTCTTCCCAAATCGCGCTACTATCCGCTTCGGGTTGACCGTCCAGATATTTTGCGAAAGTACGGCGGCGGGTCAAAGTCGCCCCCAATAAATCATTGTAATTAATCACTTCCGCCTGCAAAGTCTTGGATACGTTAGATAACGTCAACGTAGGAGTAGGAGTTTCTCCTTGCGCGTTATATTCTAGTCCGTCTACGTCTATCGGCAAAGGACTATACGTAATGCCGTTGTGTACTACGTTGGATACTCCTGATACGGTGCCGGCGGTAAAATATATTATCGATCCAGCCCCTTGATCCCTTGCGTCCAACATCCACATGTCTACTACCGCACCCGGAGTTGCGGTCTGTACGTCGGATTTTATTTTAGCGTGCGTCATTATAGATCCGCTACCTCCTCGAAACTCATTATCATTTTATCGACGTCGTCTCCGTAAAATTCCCTACTCCAAGTAGGGCATATATATTTACTCGACGCGGCGGCTCGTGGGGGCGTCCAATCAAAATCGTCCCAACCACCTCGCGCTTCTAAAAAATCTTCTACGGCGTCGATCGTAGATACGTCGCCTATGACTTCTACCGCCCACTTTTTTAACATGGTATTTATACCATCACCTGCTCGTTGGGTGTATCCAGCTCCAAATTCATTTTTTAGGACGCGAGGAGTCGTCTCCACCGTCGTCGCGTACGTAGCCGTCCAAGTAAAAGTAGTCATTACGCTAGCATGCCTCCTGGTCGTTTATGGTACATTATCCTGCGATCGATTTCTGACTGAAACGATCTAGCTATTTGTTTTCCTTGTTTTTTTGCGTCCGCGTCGGTCATGCCGGGAGACGCGGTTACGTTAATCGTCATACTATTGATCAACGCTTTACTTCCACCCCTCATCTCAACTGGAACGTTGCCATTTTTTAGGGGTATGACCGCTTCGGAGTTGTGGCCCTCTCCGATTAGTCCTAGAGTAGGTTTGTTGACTATGCCACCATTTGCAAAAGGTTGGAATCCACCAGGGAATATACCCCCCTCCGCAGCCGCGCCTCCAAAATTAAACACGGATTTGACCGCCCGCAATATCATTAACCGTACCCCCATTTGTATCAATTCGCGCCCCATCGATCGAGTCATGTCCGAGAACGCCTCTTTCAACGTCTTAGTACCTTCGATTAAATCCATTAAAGGACCACCTATGTTGTAGGCTAGACTTTCTCCAACGGTTTGGGCTATTTTCGTCATTGTGGTTTTGGTGCGGAACCATTTATCTATTAAGTCATCCAATACGGCGTCCATGCCACCTATTGGTGTTTTTTCTGGATCAGGTTTTCTAACAGGAGCGCCTGCTGGAGCCCAAGCGTATAGGTCAGCTACGTCCGAATCCAGTTTTTTAGGTATTATTTCAGTCTTGGGGGGTAATACCTTCTTGGGTGGCGCTACCTTATCTACGTCAGGCTTTACTACTGGTGCGGGCATTTCTGATTTTCTTAGTTGTTCTAGGTAATCCCGATATTCTCTTTTGAGCGTCGCCAGGCGTTCATCTATATCTCTACCAGCCTGATTTATAGGTTTTGTAATTATATTTGTAGTTATTCCTAATCGTTCCTTCAAAATATCCGGGGTATTATTACCTATCCAATTGGTAAAGTCTGCCCAGGCATTCTTCAAAGCATGTATGGTCGCATAGAATGATTGTTGAAGAACTAACCACACTACCTGAACGTCATACTTCAGTGACGCCGTAACCGCTTTGAATATATTACCAAATTCCTCGATTTGCGTCAAATATCTGGTAATTCCATAAGCGCCACCTAATAATACGCCTATTATACCAAAAGTTTTCATCCTACCCGTCAGAAACTTGCGTCGTATGGATCCTACCCGTTTATCCACGGTTACAAGAGACCCACCAACCGCTTTGGTCGCTTTGACTGTTTTTTGACTGGCAGCTGTAATCCCCATCATGGATTTACCATATGCTGCTATCACGGCTATACTGTTTGAGAAAGCCACTGCTACTCTAAAAGATATTACAGTGGATAAGAATTTCATTGCAGTGATCAATTCGTTTATATGCTGGGATAGAAATTTTGTAATTTCTACCATATCTTCGAAAATACTTACTGTTTTATCAGTTATTAGTTCCTTATTAGCTTTTGCCCATGCGGTCATATTATCAACTATCACTTTTAGTGGATCAGCCAGTTCCAAGAAAGCGCGCATCAATGTTTTTGATATTACCTCTTTTAGGTCAGTAAGGCCGTCATTCAACGCCTCGGCTTTTCTCAATAATTCATTATCTAATACTATACCCAACTCATTAGCTCGTTTGCGTAATGCATCCATGCCGGCGCTACCTAATTTTAGCATATTGACTAATCCTACGCCTTCACTGTCAAACGCCTTGAACGCTATGCGCAATCTTTCGGATTTATCCTCGGTCGTGGCTATTACGTTGGCTAGTTGATTGAACGCCTCCATGCTATCGTCGGTAGTGATATTATACTTGTTTAGTACGTCTTTTAATTCTCCCACGCCTTGCTTCGCTTCCGCGAATCTTCGAATAAATCTTTGCATCGCCATGTCAATAGTACTAGTTTCCACCCCCGCTCGACTTGCGGCGTATCGTAACTCTTGGAGGGCGTCGGTAGTTAATCCTATTTTGTCTGCGGTCTTTGCGATCGAATCACTAGCTTTTAGGGTCGCTTTAACGAACGCGCCTATACCAGCGGTTGCCGCTACTCCAACGAACGCGGTTTTCAAATTAAGTAATTTCTTAGACAAACCACCTATATTATTAGAGAATTTATTTATTTTTTTGGTGCCCTTGTCATTTACTACTAGATCTACGCCTATTTTTTTCGCCATTGATTGTCGTCCTCGTTGTTATCGTTACTCACTTCGATCGCTTTGGATACGTAAGTCATTATCCGCAGTATCAAATCCGATTTATCCGCGTCGATTATCCAAGGTAAATTATCGATCACCAACTTAATCCCCTCGGCTTGTATTCCACCCATGCCATTGACGAATATCGGTAAATATTGTTCTATGACGCTCATTGCCAAGTAATTTCCAGGTAATAATGCTGGTTTGTGGTTGAATCCATATTGATCGCAATATTGTGCGAACGTCGCTTTGCCTTTCTTGACTTGATAAAATTCTTGCCAGGTTATGCGCTGCGGGTTCTTCGGATTATATCCGTGGTCCCACTCAGCGATCATGGTTAATTTTTTAGGTCTTCTTCTCTGCCGCTGAACTCTTCTTGGATACGATCAATAACGTAATTTCTTACGTTGTGTAAATGATCGAATACGTATTTTTTATTTTTATCGTTGCAAACGAAGGGTTCCCCATCTTCATCCTCGAATCCTTCCCAATCTACCACGCAATACGTAAACATATCTAATATCTGTTTCATCTGCGCGTCTTCGTCGTTGTCGTAAGTACGGATTTGGGAGGCGGGGTAGGGACGGATTGAGAATCTAACCCCATCCTCCCAATTAATCCAATGACCTTTTTTTAATTTAGTATCTATTTTCATTATCCTTATCCTCCTAACTACTCGATATTACGAAGTTTTATGGATCGGCCCAGATCCCTGAAAACTGATTGCCACTCTAGCGACGTCTCCCTGAGCGCTTCCAGGCGAGAACTCGATCACGTAACATCCCGCACTGGCGTCAGTGCCGGTATCGGGGGTGTAGTATTCGTCCGAGTCAATGTAAAATCTTACGTTGGTCAACTTGGTGCCTGATATTACTGCGTTTTCCAGGGTGACTTGTCCGTCACTATCCGTCAGATCCAATAGTCCATTGGCGGTTGCGGTCCAGCCCGTGGTCGCAAGTCCATGGGCGGTAGTCCAAGTCGATCCGAAAGTAGGTTCGACGATCGGATCCGCCGATATGGTAATATCCCAGTTCATCATTTCGGATACGGTATTTTCGCCTACCGCAAGTTTAGCGTTTCTTCCAAGATATGTACTCATTTTTATTCCTCCAGTATATTAATGTGCCGTAGTATCTTTTTCGTATCTCACACGGCATTCTATTTCAAACATTGATCCGGTACTATTCTCTCCGGATTCATAGACGATCGCGTCTCCTAGCGCGGTATCGTCCGTATAAGTAAAATCATTATATAAAAAATACTCCAAATCGTCCGCTAAGTCATGTATATCTTTGTTATCACTAACGTAATTAGTATCACAATATCCATAAATATATATATGTAGTCGTCGTTCTTCGCAATTTGCGAACGCGCCCGCCGCCTCGTCCCTATAACACCAAAAGTAGATCGCAGGTTTGATCGAACATTGTTCGTAGGTATAAATGCCTCGTTTGATTTCGCCTGGCGTAAAGTTATACCCGTTGCCGACGTGCATTTTATCTAGCATATCACTTTTTAGCTGAGTCAATATGGTATTCCGATCGTTGGTAATATTAGCCATTATCCCGTCTCCTTGATTATACTTGATACTATTAAGTCTTTTATGTCTTCTACGTTTTCTTCGATCGACGGTCTTAAATATGGTCTAGCCGGTATATTTACTTCCCGCGCCGAAATCCATCTATCGCCTATCTTGAACTTGAGGTATTTGGATATCTTAGGTCTTATGGTCCCTCCAAGCTCGTGTATCCTCGCGTATATGACGTTGCTGAATAATACTCCGGTTATGGACGATCCTCTTTGTTTCACTTGTGATCGAATGGACCGTCTCAACCTACCAGACTTTATGCCTATCTCGCCTGATCTACCCATCCTATTCTTGGTGGTTAGTTCGGCGAGTTTCATTGACTTATTCATACCCTCCAATAACCCTCTGCGAAATTCGTCGGGTGCGTCTTCGATCGATTTAAGACTCTTCTTGTCTATTTTTATTTTGAACTCTAGCATGCGCCTAACCTTACGTATCTATTGAGTACTCGTATGGTAGAGGGTAATAAATCCTTGGTATATTTGGTAATTGATCCGTCTTCTGCGGTCTTGGCTAGTACGTCTATCTCATTCTTGTTTTTCCACTTTCTAGCCACTTCTTCCACGCAAGCGAGTTTGACGTCGGCGGGGACGGTAGAATATCCAGCCGTATATATAATCTTAATATTACGAGTATATTTCGTAAAATACGTATTCTTGGCTACGATATAATAATCGCCCATTACCGCATAGTTATCCGAACTCATTAAAGAATCACTACCATAATCCCAACCCGTATCATTCCAAATTCCCGACACCGAAGTAATTGGATAATGAGTGGTATATAACGTATTGCCCCCATCTCCATTGTGATACTCCACGTATTCCCTCGATAAAAACTGTCGATCGCAATAGTTCTCGAATACCTCGGTCATTTGATCGATAAGGGTCTCTAGTTGCGTATCCATATCATCGTCTACTTTGGCGTCTGGCATATGCAAGTAATTTCTCACGTCGTCCAGACCGCATAACGCGTATATTCCTACTGACATCGTATATCTCCTATTTTAGCACAAGGTATTCTTTACTGATTACCAATTCATTGGATCGATTGCATTTGGGACATTTTATCCCGCCGATCGAATGTTTGTCTACCACGAATCTCTTGTTGCAGGTTAGACATTCTATGACTACTTTATTACTATCTATCATTTTATTGCGATTGTCCATCATACCTCCAAGTCCTTTGGCAATTTTATAAATTTTATTTCTTTTCCATCCACGTCCGTAGTTTTGAATTTTACTTTTTTTATTATCCGCCGAC